TTTATTTTAACTAACTTCGTACCTTTCCTATCAACGTTGATTAAACGTATTCCAATAAATATTATTTCCTAAATATTATCTACTTATAAAATTGGATTCCATTTTGTTGTGGTTATGTGTATATGCAGAAGAAGCCGCGCCCCAATATTTGACGGAATTACAAAGATACAACAAATTTATTACATACACAAATAATTTAATACCATTCTCCACAAGTTACTAACAAAGTATTTCAACAAATGTTCATAACTTATTGAGTGGTGGATAAGGTTATTAAAAAAAAGTTCTTATCTTTGCAAACATTTTGCAGTTCTCAGCTGAGAATAATTTTTTACAGCTGTGAATAATTTTTGACATAAAAAAAACACCCCGTTTTGAGGTGCTTTACTTTCTCTTTCTCTCTCTTTTAGAGCTGAGTTTCTGCCTGTTTTTCTAGTTTCTCAATCAACTTTCTTGCTTTGTGTTTTCTTTTGTCGCTATATTCCCATGCTATGATTTCTAGTGCGTGGTCGATGAGGTTTAACTCTTCAATGGTTAGTTTTACTTTTATCATTTTGTTTTTGTTTTATTAATATGATACAAATATAAAATAAATTTTTTATATACACAACAAGTATTAAAATCGTCTATTTTAACTAATCAGCACCCACCAAATAAAGCACAGATAAAAACAATAATTAGCCAAAAAGTACTTAAATTGGTATCTTCTAATCGTTTATTTCTACTCATCTTTTTAATGTTTTTTATGTTAGTTAAAAGGCATTTCATCGCCACTGTTTGAGCTTATCCCGTAAAACTCACCTTTGCAAAAGTTAGAACAAAAACGTTGTTTTGTTTCCTTTTCGCACCACTTGCAAACCGTTTTAAAGTGTTCATTTATTTGCTGTTCTAAGCTGTAAAAGTTTTCTCTGTGCATCTCAGAAGCTAACAAAGACGCGAGCAATTCGCTATTTAATTGGTTGGGTCTGTAATCGTATTGACTTGCCAATTCTAAAGATTCGCACAAGCTCGGATCGTGTTCCTTTAAAAATTCCATCGCTCGAAAATAATATATGATGTCAACAGTAAAAAAATCCGTATCATTTAAAATACTGTAAAGGTCGTCAAAGGTTTGCACCTCTTCCCTTTCTTCGTCTGTTAAATAGTCGTTTATATTGTTTTCTAGCTGTTCGCTTATCTTCTCGAAAAAGTTTAAATTTGTCATTTGTTTAATGTTTAAAAAGTTAAAAAATAGTTGTTGTTAAAAGTTTGTTTTTGCCCTTTGTGGCTCTTATTGTATTCTAATACGCCGTTATTGTTATACTTGTAAGATATGCATTCCTGAGTGCATAAAGTGTTTAAATAGTCTATAAATTTTTTTATTTCGTGTTCTGTTTTTGTTGTTGTTCCCTGTACTATTAACGTGCTTTCTTTTTGCCCGTTGTACTGCCCTACATTTATTTGATAATCTAAGTTAAAAAATACTTTTTTATATCTTAAATATTGTAGTATTTGCATTGCGTTTCTTCTGTTATTCTCTAACCCTAAATTTATTTTTAAATCGTTTTTATTCGTTTCTTTTGGTTCTATTGTGTATGTCGTTATCGGCATTTTATTTTGTTTTTAGTTGTTAATATTAAAGTATTGTTTCTAATAGTGGCGACAATATAAGCACCAATAAAAAAAGAATACATAAAACTATATTAGTTGCTTTTTCTTTTGTACTTAGTTCGCTTTTATATATTTGTTTATTTTGTTTACTAAAGTTCATTTTATTACTTGTTTAAAATTGTTCGTACTTTTTCCCTGTCTACTGAGTCAAACTCTATCTTTTCAATATTTGTAGTCATTAAAAAGATGTTTAGAGCCGTTTCTAGCTCTTTTTGTGTTGCTATTGGATATATACCGCTGTTAACACTATAAAAGCTCGATAGATACTTTTTAAACTCTGAAATTTCGTTTTTTAAAATTGTGTTTTTATTGTTCATAATATTTTTAATTTGTTTTGCTTCGACAAATATACAAATATTTTAATACAAAAATAAAAAAATTAATGTTTTTGTTAGTTTATAATCATTCTAAATAAGAGGTTAGTGTATAGGTTACACTAAGGTATAGGTATAAAAAATTCGGCAGACTAATGGCAGTTTCAGGGCAGTTTCACAGCAGTTTCGGTGGCAGTTTCGACCATAAAAAAAATGAGCAGCAGTCTATTAAACCACTACTCATCTCAAAACAAATACAAAAATAAACTATCTTTTATATCATCCGCTTATATAGTATCTCTTACCTTTAGTTCTTAGCCATAGTAGTCTATCTAAAGGCACACTTCTGTAAGCGTTCTTATTCATATCGAATACTGTCATCAGGTTGTAGTCCTCTGCATTGTACTTAGCACCTTTACCTGTTAGACCTTTGCTTACGTTGAATCTAGCCAACATTACTCTCTTAGTACCGTCCTTCTTAATGAATTGCAATGAGAACATTCTGTTATCGTCTTGCATCTTCTCTAGTAGGTGTTTCGCTTGTTTTTTAGTTATCATCTTAATAAAATTAAATTCGTTATCGTTTAGTTTGTTAATCATTGGAGTTCCGAAGTACACCCTAGTACCCCCCTTACTACCCCCTATATTACCCCCTATGTCCGTAATACCTGACAAAGATATATAATTTTTTTTAATAAAACAAAAGTTTTTTACTTATTATAGGTCTTACCCCTTAGAATCATATTGATTATTGGTTGAGATACCCCATACTTCTCGCCTAGCTTAGTCTGACTTATGCCACCTGCCTTATACTCATTGCGTATCTGCTCTGCTTCTTCTAGTGTGAACTTGCGTTTAGCATAGCCACCACCTCTCATATCTTTTCTATCGTATATATTAATGCTCATCGTACTCAGGTATTATATATATTTCTTCTTTTTCATCCCACACATAGTCGTCATTCTCCTCGTGCCATTCGTGATAACATCCTTCACAGCAGAAAAGTTCTCCCTCTACTTTTATTTCATCATCACAGTATAAACAATTATCTTTCATTTTCTAGTTTTTCTATCTCAAACTTGAGATGGTTAATAGTCTTTTTAATATCCTCGATATGCTTTGCCTTGTCATCCATACCGTTCTCCTTCTTCTTACCTGCTCTCAGCAGATATGTAACAGCAGTACCTATGTTGTATGACAAATTCCAATCCTCTACTACCTTACGAGCCTCATAGCCATATACTGAGCCAATGTAGTAGTCAGGTACATTTCTATCCTTAGCAGTTTCCAATGCGGTCTTTTTACTTGTGTCCATATTTCTTTTGTATTCGTAATAGTATTTGCTATGCTTCATAATTCGTTTTTAAAATACTTATCTATTGTTTCCCTGCATTGGTCAAAGCCTTTGCAACAGGCAGCGTAATAACCCCTATCTAAGGCGTTCTGAATGAATATCTTTTGCTCTTTGGAGGGATAGGACTTCTTGTCCTTCTTTAGCTCTATAAACAAGCCTTTGTACGTTTCGTTTGGCTCGAATATAAGTAGGTCTGATACTCCTCTCAAATATCCTGTACGCTTGGCTTTTAGCCTTTGTGAGTAATGTCTTTGAAACTGACCACCCATTGTTGCAGTAAATAGTGCATTTGGATATTGTAGCTTTATATAATCTACGATATTTATTTGCACCCTTTCTTCTGTTAACCTCTCTTGCTTTGCCATATTCTAATTCCTTAATACGCTTCTCGTAATCTGCACAGATGTCCTTTAAAATATCCATCCTGAACTCTATGTCAGACACATCAGCTTTTAAATCTCGAAGTGCGAATATAAGATATAAAATAGAAATAAGCAAAAATGTTATAATAATCGTTATCATTTCAATCGCTTTGCCTTGTTAATAGTTTCGTTAATTAATCTCTGACCTTCTCTATCTTTCTGATAATCAGTTAGTTGTCGTTGTTGCCTTTTGAGATTTGCCTTAGCCTTGTACTCCTTGAGCCATATATTCCAATTACGAACGTTAACAAAGCCACCGTTATCAGAATGTCTTATGCCCTGCTCAAAAGCAAACAGTACTTCATTCATATCCATACTACCATAGAATCTTGATAGGTCATCTACTAGCAGTTTAGACATCATTACTATCTGTTCTGTATCAGGCTTCTGACCTAGCATCAGGTAGCACTTACTCAATACATCTACACAGTCAACATTTAACTGCTCTCTATCGTTGGTAAATCTATACCAAATTTGTTTAGTCTTATCCATCTATGTGTTTTAATCTAGTTGCCATTCTTCTAAAGTCATCCTTATCGTGCGTTACATATCCTGTAACCATATAGTAGTTGCACCATTTAATGTTCTTTCTGTTCTTTAGTGTAGGATTGTTAAACATACCCCTTACAAATTTGATAGTTTCTTTACTAGCACCTTTGCGGTTTTTGTTATAATCGTTCCAAAATTCTTTTGTGTAATTAGCCATTGTTTATTTGTTCTCTTGCTTGTTGCCAAGACGTTAGTACTTGTTTTGGTTGTGATACTTTTTCTGATTGGGTTGTATTCTTCTCCCAAGTTCTTACAGACGCTTTCCAATCCTTCATTGCGTTCTTACCAACTTTCCATCCGTTTGAAGAATAGTAGTCGTAAAACTTCTCAGCATCTACATTGTTGTTTCTTTCTTCGCAATAGTCAGCAACTTCTTCGATTGTTGGCTTAACAAACCTCTTAGCCTTAACCTTAGCTTTAACTATATCTTTATCTTTATCTTTATTATTAAGGGTACTTTGTACCCCTTGTGAACCCTTCCCATACCCTTCAAGATTATATTTGTCAAGTAATGCAATTACCGACTTATGCACATTAGAGTTTGGATTAAGTTCGCCATATTGAAACTCAATAAAGTCAGGAATAAACCATTTGTCGCCATTGTCAAAGATTACTATCTTGTCAAGAAATGCCTGTGGCAGCATATCGTAAATAAGGTCTGCACCTATTCTAATTGACGCTACTTCTATATCCACATCCCATATTCCTGCGTGATTGCAGTCGTCTAGTATGTAAAACCATAGTAGCTTGTGTTCAGGTTTTAGTTCTTTCAGAAAGCGTTTTTTCCACTTGTCTGTATCTGTCATTCGTTTTGCCATTGTTTTTGTTTTTAAATTAATACTGAAGCAAAGATAAATAAAATTTTTTAATTAATACAAAACTTTTTTAAGATTTTTTATTTCTATCCTAGCCATTATCTCAATATCATTGTAACTTCCTGCTCTTGGCTTACGACCACCTAGCCTAAAATTACCAAATAGGTTTGATATTCTCTCATATACTATGCCATCGTCAAATGCCCAACATATTGCCACAGGTCTATTGGTTTTCTTTTGATGATTCTGTAAGTCAACTAACTTTCTAATGGCTACCTGCACTATCAAATCATCATCTATGTTTCTATCAGGACATCCCTTGACTTCTAAAGCACCGATAAGGTCTTGTTGTTTATTAACTAGGTCATAGTCAACAGGTGCATACTCTCCTCTATCTACGCTTACTAGGTCAAATGCGTGGCAGAATAGCCTAGATGCTCTCTCTTGTCGCTTTCTATCCTGTGCGGTTTCGTACTTAGCCATTTTACTTTTTTAAGTATTGATATATTCTGCTCTTACTCATACCAAAAAGTTCAGCTATCTCTTTTACATCCCAATTATAAAAATATAAAAATTTTGCTAAACTTCTTTTTAGTTTTGTTTTGAACTTTACAAGTCCTGTGTATTTTTTAGTTCTACTATTCCAATTCATTTATTAACTGTTTTATGGTTATCATCAATACTTATTATAGAGTATGTATAATCACACAAGT